CTAGTCGATTTATGTCATACATTTTCCCATACTCTACTTTTACTTCACCTATATTTTTTTGCATATAGGGGGGCAGTTCCTTTTTCCAAGAGTTTATTGCACCAGGAAAGCAAGAACATCCAGAAAATAGAATTAGGAATAAAGTTATTATTAATTTATTTCTCACAAAATGTCCTCTACATTAAATATTTTCATTAGGCTCAAAACATTTCTTAGGGTTATAAATTCTTACATTCCTCGTAACAGAAGATTCCTCAATAAAACAAAGCCAAGCTTTTTGACCCCCGGCTATTTCTACAGGAATCCAAGCAAATCTTTTTCTATACTTCTTTTTTCTTTTAACCTCTTTTTCTTCATTTGTTTTACCAAAGATCATAAAGTATCCTCCACATCCGTTTTACCTTTTTCATAATTTTTATCTTCTGTATTGTAAGTGACATATTCTTCCTTTCTAATCCCACCATTCTCTTAAATATTTATCCAACATTTTTAATAGAAGTTCCTTATCTTGTTTTATCATTTTCTCTTCATGTTTGTGTTGTAATTGGAAATATAGTGTTTCCTTTGAAGAATTATTAAATTTAATTTCATAACAAATTTTTCCGTTTATTTCAATAGGGGTTTCTTCCCAAGGCCTTTTATAAGCAGGTTCTAATAAAATATCCCAAGGACTTGTATAATTTTCTTCGGCTAATCTTTTACAAAGATTTTTACAAACTTTGCATTGATGAGCATGTCTGGAAGCGCTTATTGTAATTCCATCCTCCCTAAAAAATCTTTCCATTAATCCAAATTTATGAGCCATTATTTTAAGAAGATAGGCTTCATCAAAATCCCAATTGTTCCAAAGTATTGGGATCCATAGGATAATATTTTTAATATTCCAAAGAGTATTTCGAATATAATGTCGGTACCAATTTTCTACCTTATCCCAAAAGGTTTCTTCAAATAAATTTTTTTTGCATTTTATAATTCGCATATTATCCTTCTAAATCAGATGACTTTGTACTTTCTATATGACATATTTGTTTAACACTCTCCTGTTTTTTTTGTTTCTTAGTGATTATTGGATATAAATTTCCATATACATCTCTTTTATACTTTTCAGAATCATAATCTACATGTGCCATAATTGCTCCTTTTTTATTTTAAGGTAATTCTCGATTCCCAAATTTTTCATTCTTACCCTGTACTAATGATTCGAAACCAAGTTCCTCAAAGACTGGATTTAATTTGTCCCAAGCAAATTCTCTTCTTTTCATGTCCTCAAAATCTATATCCATTGGAACATCTTTTCGAATTGTGGCTAACTTCTTACTTAATAAACAATTTTCTTTTCCTGCTTTTAATTTTTCGATATTCTTTTTTCCTATTTCTTCATTTAGTATATCTTCATATACACATTCTTCAAATACTAAATATAATGCTTCATATAGCTCTTCTATAGAATTATACTGACGTAGAATTTTAACTGCAGTTTTAGGTCCTATCCCTTTTACTCCAGGAATATTGTCAGAAGTATCGCCCACCAATGCTAAATAATCAATAAATTGGTCAGGGCGTATTTCATATTTTTCAAATACGTCCTCATTAAACATCCTTTTATTTTTATAAGGATCTAATACATCCGCATTCTTATCTTTAGTAAGAAGCTGTAGTAAATCTTTGTCTTTTGATACAATTGTAATTACAAGTTCAGGATCTGCTTTTTCTACAATAGTTCCAATAACATCGTCCGCTTCGTATCCCGGAGCATAATAAACTGGGAAGTTCATGCACTCTAATATTTGCTTCATTCTATTTATCTGAGGAAGAAGTCCTTCTGGCATCTCCCCTTTTCGATTACTTTTATACTCTTTATACAATTTCTTACGGAATGTTTTTGCAGGCCCATCTACTGCTACACAAAGTAAATCTGGATTATATTGTTCTAAAAGTTTAAGTAATGTTCGTATAAAAATAAATGTCCCGTATGTCGGTTCACCAGAGTTGGAGGAAAGATCGGCGTAGGCTCCTGCGAAGTAGGAGGTGTAGAATAAAGAATATGCATCGAGTATGTACAAAGTTTTCATTTGTTTTTCTTTCCTTTTAAATCTTTTATGCAATTTACACAATAACCTTCAAATATTTTTCCTTCCATTTGTTCATCCTCCAGAATAATGTAGGGGCAAAAACATCTTCTACATTTAAGATCTCGGTTCTTAATTTTGGTTTTGCTCATTTGTCTATCCCCAATTCTCTCTTCTTAAAGGCCAACAATCGCAGATTAATTGTCCTACATTCAAATTGTAATTGAAACTGGCACCGAAAAATTCCCCTCCCCTATGTCTATTTGCTAGTACCCAAGCTTGCATTACATTACTTGCATGTTGTTTTTTACTTTGAGATATAGCTAACATTAAATCTACATTTCCCACCTTTCGAATATCCTCTGCAGTATCACTTTGATCCATTACTACTTTTGATAATGCTGCCCTATTTACTTGGCTAGCTGTAATCATTAAAAGTTTTCTTTCATCTGCAATTGCTTTACTTTCAATATACATATCATTGATATAATCATTTCTTTTTTCATTTCCAGGAATAAACATCTTTTCAATATAATCATTAATAATTACATCAGGAATAAAATCTTTATACGTTTCCAGCCAATCTAAATATCGATTTATTTCTCCCATAGTACATCTACCCATGTCATACTTCTTAATAATTAGTCGTCCGCCCAAACGGGCAATTGCTTTTCTACTTTCAACTACTTTATTAAGATTAAAAACAGTATCTACTTCCTCCTCCCATTGTTGAATTATTTCTCCTGCTTCATTATATTCCTCAAAAGGTATTAACGATACTTCGTCTCTGTCGGTTAAATGACCCATGCCCATATAATATCGTATTGCAGTATCCGTATCAGAAAGTTCATGTGTTATGTGAAGAACTTTATTTCCATGTTCTAAAGCCGTCAGTCCCATGTCAATACAACCCCAAGATTTTTTTCCTTTAAATCCTCCTAATATACAAACAAAATCTGTTCTTCTTAAACCTCGTGTTAATCTTCTGTCAATGATGGGGATTCCTATTGGCATTATATATTCATTTTTCTTTTCTGAAAGTAGGTGCAAAGGAAAATCATTAAGAAGGTCAAATCCGGTATCCTCTCCTACAATACCCACTCGTAAAGCTCTTTGCATTATTTGCTTGGCTTTCTCAAAATCTCCATTCTTTGCCACATTTATAAAATTAATTGCTGAATCCTCAAACTCAATTGCTTGTATAAATTTATTAATCCGAGAAAGAATATAATCTTTGTTTGGTAAATCCATTCCTTGTATCTTTGTTAAGTATGTTATATAAAGCTCTTTTGTTTCCTTATCTCTTTTATCCAGAAATTTAACAAGCTCATCGTGCAAATGATTTCCAGGAGCGGATTGTGTTACATCGTAAAAATTATAACATAGCTTTACAATATCTTGTACTATTGTGCTTTTCTTAAAATATTTAGGGAGCACAACTCCCCTTACCGTTTTAAGAAATTTATTATCAGTAATACAAAGAAAAATAAACGAATCAACTATTCGTTGTGAAACTACAGAATCTTTCATAAATATGATTCCCTTTAAATATTAAAGAATTTGAACTTTAAAGTCTAAACTATCTATCCATTCATTTGTTATATCACATTCCTTTATTTCCTTTTATATTATACTAATTATTATATTCTTTTTAATCTTGTACTTCTTTTACTTCTTCTTCTGCAGGATCATATTCTAGTACTTTTCCAGTACGGTGTGTCCCTGCCGGAATTTCTACAATTCCATGTTCCTGATGAATTACTGTTCCCCCATTGGGGATATTTAGATGCAAACTATTATCTCCATAAGCTTCTTCAAATACTTCAACTTCATTCCCTACTGCTTTATGAAAGTGACCTGTTGCTTCACCTTCTGCTAAGTGATTGTTTTCTTTACGTTTCATTTTATTTCCTTTCATGTTAAAATAGTTGGGTAAGGTTTAACTGTACATTTTTTTGAAGGGGCAATAATAACATCTCCTTGCTGATACCAATCATTCCCTTTTTTAGAAACTGGGTATTTTTTAAACCAATCAGGTTTACGAAAGTGGATAGCTTCATCTACTGTTTTACAGGTAGGAGGAAGACCTTCTAAATGCCAAACGGGAGCATCTGGAAGAGATAAAGAGGGGTTTAACATTTTTAAAAACAACCAACCCCTTTCCGATTCTATATTTAATCTAATAACTTCATATTCATGTTTAAACATTTCCTTGCCATTTGAAATAAAAATAACTTTTTTATCTACGGT